TTATAATTTTAATACTTCAGCAGCGGGTTCACCAAGTAGCACTACAGATGGTTACTTTGAAGCTGGTGGTGGAACTATACCTGGATACAGAAGAATAGGTGTTAATAATCCAGTAGGTATGATTAGTCTTAGATATTATGCTGATCATAGTATTCAAATTTGGTCTGAAGTTGAAAATGAGTTAATCGCTACTGCTCAAGCTAATGGTAGTGGTGCTCCTATACATCTATTTCATGGTTTCCAAGGTGCTAGAACTTATGTACAGATACCAACTATATCTAAATCGAATATAGCTAGTACTTCTGGTTCAAGTGGTTCAGGTGGAATGATAATAGATCTTGCGACTAAGGTTTCAAGTTTTAGTATTGCAACATCTACAGACTTTAATGCATATTTAGTAGACACAACAAATAATACTATAACTGCTACGTTACCTGCTTCGCCTAGTAATGGACAAAGAATAAAGATAATAGATATTGGTAATAATCTATCTACTAATAATTTAACAATAAATAGAAATAATAATACAATACAAGGAGATGCAAGTGATTTAACTGTAGCTTTAAATAGAGCCGCTGTTGAATTATTATTTGTAACTACTTATGGTTGGGTATTAACCGAAAGATAATTAATTAATTAACAAAGGAAAATAAATAAAATGTCGACTTACAATACGATAAGATACGGACACCTGGCAACAAGTGCTCAAGGTGCTTTAGCTGATACAGCTTTACAATCTGTTTCTGAAAGTAATGTTACAGCCCATCAAACGGCTTTAACAATTGCTGAATCTCAGGTTACAGGTTTAACTGCTGCTTTAGCTGCTAAGGTTGCTACTTCAGCTTTGGCTGCGGTTGCTACAAGTGGTGCTTACAGTGATTTAACTGGTGCACCTACTAACGTTTCAACTTTTACTAATGATTCAAATTATGCAACTACTTCAGATGTATCAACTGCAATCAATAACTTAGTTGGATCTGCTCCAGGAACTCTTGATACTTTAGCTGAAATAGCTACTGCTATCAATGATGATGCTGCTGTATATACTACTTTAAATGCTGCAATTACAAATAAATTAAATGCTTCTGCTGTATCTACATTTGGTGGAACTCTAATTGATGACGCTGATGCTGCAACTGCAAGAACTACTTTAGGTTTAGGTACTGCTGCTTCAACTAACTCTTCTGATTATGCTACGGCTGCTCAGGGGGCTTTAGCTGCTAGTGCTTTACAATCTGAAACATCTCACGCTGATGTTGTTCTAGATGGTGACTTTACTTCTGCTGGTCTTATGACTAGTGATGGTTCTGGAACTTACTCTATTACTGCTGCTGCTGATTTTGCTACTGCTGCACAAGGTACTAAGGCTGATTCAGCTGTACAACCTGCTGCAATTGCTAGTATGGTTGAAACTACTGATAGTATTGATGTACTTTCAGATGTTGATACAACTACTGCTGCGCCAACTAGTGGACAAGTTCTTATTTGGAATGGTACAAATTGGGCTCCAGGTGCTGCTGCGTCTGCAGGATTAGACTTTGATTCAGCAATTAAAACTGCTTCATTCAATGCTGTTGTTAACAAGGGTTACTTTGTTGATACTTCTAGTAATGTATTAACTGTAACTTTACCTTCATCTCCAAGTGTTGGTGAAGAAGTACACGTTATTGATTCATCTAATTCAGCTGCAACTAATAATATTACTATCGGAAGAGGTGGTAATCCTATTGCAAGTTCAGCAACTGATTTAACTGTAGCCGTTAATGGTGCTGCATTTAGATTAATCTATTCTGGAAGTTCTACTTTCGGATGGGTATTAATGAACAAATAATACTAAGATAATAATATATTTTGTGTGGTCTATTTATTTAGGCCACATAAAAACTTAAAAAGAATTTAAAAGGAATTTAAAATGGCAACTTATAAAAGCATAAAATACATTATACCAACCGAGGCTGTTGAACACACTGACAGTATCAATGCTTTAGCTGATGTTGATACAACAACTGTTGCCCCAAGCGTTGGTCAAACATTAAAATGGAGTGCCACTAATTCTAGATGGCAACCCGCTGATATTGAGGAAAGTGCTAGTGGAACACAAAAAGCTATCTTTGGCTTTGGTCGTAATGATAATGCAGGTTGGAGCACAGGTAGCACAAATATAACTAATTTAGTTTCAAGTTCAGGTGTCGTGTCTTCAGATGTTACTGGAGTTGGAACTTCTAGAGATTATTTAGCAGCCTCAAGCTATGGCGGTGATAAGGCTATATTTGGTTTTGGTGGTGAAGGTAATCTCACTAACGCAACTAACTTAGTTTCAAATACAGGCGTTGTAGGTTCAGATCAAACAGGAGTTGGAACGGCTAGAGGATATTTAGCAGCTGCATGCTATGGTGAAGATAAGGGTATCTTTGGCTTTGGTAACCAATATAATAGCGTAACTAATTTAGTTTCTAATACTGGTGTTGTGGCTTCGGATACAACTGGAGTTGGATCGATTAGGGACCAATTAGCTGCTACAGGCTATGGTGTTGATAAAGCTATTTTTGGTTTTGGGAAGCTGGAAAATGGTGGTAATACTAGCATAACTAATTTAGTTTCAAATTTAGGAGTTGTGGCTTCAGATACTACTGGAGTTGGTACGGCTATAACGAATTTAGGAGCCGCAGGCTATGGAGGTGATAAGGCTATTTTTGGTTTTGGAGGGGGGTCTGTGAACTATTCGATTACATACTTGAACAAAACTAATTTAGTTTCAAATACAGGCGTTGTGTCTTCAGATGTTACTGGAGTTGGTACGGCTAGAAGTTGGGCAGCAGCCGCAAGCTATGGTGGTGATAAGGCTTTGTTTGCATATGGTGTCGCTAGTAGTTATTTTAACACGGTTAATTTAGTTTCAAATACTGGTGTTGTATCTTCAGATTCTACAGGTGCTGGCACGGCTAGAGAAGGATTAGCAGCCGCAGGATATTCAACAACAGCTTAATAAAATAATAAAAGGATTTAAAAATGGCAACTTATAAAACAATAAAATATATAGTACCAGTTGAGGTAGTAGAACACACAGATAGTATTAATGCCTTAGCCGATGTTGATACAAGTACTGCCACACCAACTGAAGGACAAACAATAAAATGGAATGGTACAAATTGGGTTCCTGCTGATATTGAGGAGGCAAGTGGAACACAAAAAGCTATGTTTGGCTTTGGTCATATTGGTGTTGGTTATACTAACGTCACCAATTTAGTTTCAAGTTCAGGTGTTGTGGCTTCGGATACAACTGGAGTTGGAACGTCTAGAGATAGGTTAGCAGCCGCAGGCTATGGTGGTGATAAAGCTATTTTTGGCTTTGGTTTTGATAGTATTGGTTATAGAGTTAGCGCAACTAATTTAGTTTCAAGTTCAGGTGTTGTGGCTACTGATACTACGGGAGTTGGTACGTCTAATAGGGGTTTAGCAGCCGCTGGCTTTGGTGGAGATAAAGCTATTTTTGGCTTTGGTAATCATGGTGTTGGTAGTTTGCAGTCAACTCAAATAACTAATAAAACTAACTTAGTTTCCAATACTGGTGTTGTGTCTACGGATACTACTGGAGTTGGTACTGCTCGAGAATATTTAGCAGCCGCAGGCTATGGTGAAGATAAGGCTATATTTGGTTTTGGTTTTGGTTCTAGTACTAGTGTTTCTCGCACAAACATAACTAATTTAGTTTCTAATACAGGTGTTGTAGCTTCAGATACAACTGGAGTTGGATCGGCTAGACAATATTTAGCAGGTGCAGGCTATGGTGGTGATAAAGCTATTTTTGGCTTTGGTAATATGCAAAATGAAACTAATATAACTAACTTAGTTTCTAATACTGGTGTTGTGTCTACGGATACTACTGGAGTTGGTACGTCTAGAACAAGGTTATCAGCCGCAGGCTATGGAGGTGATAAGGCTCTCTTTGGCTTTGGTATATATTGGGATAGTAGTATTGGTTATTATGGTTCAGATGCAACTCAAAATGTAACTAATTTAGTTTCTAATACAGGTGTTGTGGCTTCAGATTCCACTGGAGTTGGTACGGCTAGAAGTGGTTTAGCAGCCGCTGGATATTCAACAACAGCTTAATAAAATAATAAAAGGATTTAAAAACAAATGGCAACTTATAAAAGTATAAGATATATCGTACCCGTAGAAGCAGTGGAACATACAGATAGTATTAACGCATTAAGTGATGTGGATACAAATACAACTGCACCTACTGATGGTCAAATATTAAAATGGAATAACACAAATTCAAAATGGTATCCTGGAGATGTTGAGGAAAGTGCTAGTGGAACACAAAAGGCTTTATTTGGCTTTGGTTATGCTTCTGGTGGTTCTACTAATATAACTAACTTAGTTTTAAGTTCGGGTGTTGTGGCTACGGATACTACTGGTGTTGGAACGTCTAGATCTTATTTAGCGGCCTCAGGCTATGGTGGTGATAAAGCTATATTTGGATTTGGACAACCTAATGCTAGTCGAACTAATATAACTAATTTAGTTTCTAATACTGGTGTTGTATCTTCTGATACTACTGGGGTTGGGACGGCTAGAAATTATATAGCAGCCGCAGGCTATGGTGGAGATAAGGGTATCTTTGGCTTTGGTAATAGTGGCTCTGCCGATAACATAACTAATTTAGTTTCAAATACAGGCGTTGTGTCTTCAGATGTTACTGGAGTTGGAACGGCTAGAGATAATTTAGCAGCCACTGGCTTTGGTGGTGATAAGGCTATTTTTGGTTTTGGCGTTAATACTAATAATGATTATACTAACATAACTAATTTAGTTTCAAATGCTGGAGTTGTGGCTTCAGATTCAACTGGAGTTGGAACGGCTAGAGGATATTTAGCAGCCGCTGGCTTTGGTGGTGATAAGGCTATTTTTGGTTTTGGGAGTGCACCAGGTGCTGATTATAGCACTGATTACCATAACATAACTAATTTAGTTTCAAATACAGGCGTTGTGGCTACGGATACAACAGGTGTTGGAACGGCTAGAAGTGATTTAGCAGCCGCTGGCTTTGGTGGTGATAAAGCTATCTTTGGCTTTGGTAGTGATGGTAGTAGTAAAATTAACACAACTAACTTAGTTTCAAATGCTGGAGTTGTGGCTACAGATACTACTGGTGTTGGAACGGCTAGATCTGGTTTAGCAGCCGCAGGATATTCATCAACAGCTTAATAAAATAAAATAATAAACAATAATAATAAAAAGGAAATAATAAAATGGCATCAAAATTAAACTCGGAGTTCAACTATAGATATCAAGTAATAGGTGATACACCATGGGAAAGAATAAAAACTCTAAAAGGATTTTTAGAAGGAAGAATAAGAGCAGCGGCTCTTCAAGAAGTTGGTAAATTAAAAGAACAAGCTACACTTGCTGAATTAAAATACTTAGAAGCTGAAGGTAATGGATTAGAACATGAGATACTAAGGCTTAAGGCTGACATTATGGAAGCTGAAACTGGTAAAGCAATAGCTGAAGAAGCTTATGAATTAAATAAAACAGAAATAGAAATTATAAAAAAGCTTTTAAAAGAACTTTATGTAATAGCTGAGCCTACAAGAATTAAAGGATATACTGATGAAGAAATGTTTGAAGCAAATGCTGCAAATGAATTTACAGTAAATATTGGTAGAGAACTACAAGCTGAGATGATTGCCAATGGTAGACCATCTCCAGCTAAATTAAGAAATGCTATGAGTAACCCTCATACTTGGAACGCATTAAAAGGTATAGGTTTAATTCCTAGAGAAACAAAAATTCTTGAAGGTAATATTAACCCTAACGAAAAAATAAAACTAATAGGAGTAGAAGATGAGATTATATAAAATATTAGCAGAAAATGTACAACACTTTTTTGGTACAGAGGAAGATCCAATATCAAGACCTGGTATTACTATGATTGCTCAAACGCCAACATGTGGTGCTTTTTTGTTTTTATCTAAAGATGAACAAGAGTTAATAGGTGATTTAGAAATATGCTATACAGTACCAGTTGGTTTTGATTTTACTTACTGTCAAGAATGGGGTCTAGTTATTAATGATGCTGTTGTTGATAGGGTAATTTTAGATTTAAGAAAAAAATCTTACGGTAAATGGGAAGATCAATTAGCAGAAATTTATGACAATGGTATTGATAGTTGGAAAGCTAGAATATTAAAAGTTAAACAAGATATACCTAAAAGGTAATGTTAATATCAAAGAATAAAGATTTTGTGTTTTTTCATGTACCTAAAACTGCAGGAGGAAGTATAACTGTTTTATTATCAAAATATGCAGATGACCATAATAAAAATGCACAGCCTATAGATAAATCTAAACCAGGCTGGATGACTAGATATCATGTACCTAGTAAAAAACAGTCATTCAATAGTATGCATAGTTTTGTAGATCCATTATATAATAATCATAATTGTAAAAATATGTTTTCATTTTCTTTTGTAAGAAACCCTTACACTAGAATTATAAGTCTATATAAATTTCTTAAGAAATATGAGAAAGTACCTTTTTTAAGATTTTGTAAATATTTACATACACATAGACCTGTATCAATTACTCAACATAAATATTTATCACTAGATAATAAAATACCTTTAAATTTTGTAGGAAAATATGAAAATATAAAAGAAGATTTTAATTATGTATGTGAACAAATTGGTATACCAGAAAAATATATTGATTTAGGATTTGAGCATAAGGCTGATTTAATAAATTATAAAGATTATTATTGTACTGAATCTAAAGAGATTGTTGATAGGGTATTTGATATAGATTTTAAAACATTTAATTACAAAAAGGAATTATAATGGATTTTAATTTTAAATATGTAGGAGAGTATGATGTTAGTAACATCGCAGATAAGGTTAATAAATTTTCTGAAGAATTATGGAATGATTATTCATTTAGACAAGATAAGCATGATGTACATGAACATACAACAACAGTTCCTATTATATGGAAAGAGCCATTAAATCGTAATAGCATAGTCTATAATAATAATAATAAATATTGGAATGAATATGAATCAATAAAAGAAGACATAAATAATTTAAATACTTTATTAAATAATAATGTATCTAAAGGTGAAATTGAATCTGTGTTATTAATCAGACTTCCTAAAAATAAAAGTATAACTAAGCATATGGATAGTGGTTCATATTTTCTTAATCACAATAGATTTCATATGCCTATAATTACACACGAAGATGTTATTTTTGAAATTAGTAATGAGAAAAAACATTTAAAGACTGGTGAAATTTGGGAAATAAATAATAACAAAAAACCTCATGGTGTATCTAATACATCTAATATAGACAGAGTACACATGCTAATAGATTGGAAACCACTATGATATATTCAAATAGTAATAAGTTTATGTTTTATCACATACCTAAAACAGCAGGTACAAGTTTACATACTGTACTAAGAAAATATGCTGTTGGACCGCATGTTGATGAGCTGCATTTAACAAGGGTTAGATCACATGCTGGGGTAGAGCCTACTTGGGATAAGTATAAAGGTAGTGAATATTTTTCATTTGCTATTGTAAGAAACCCTTATGACAGAATGTTTAGTCTTTATAATTTTTTAAAAAGAAGAAGAATAATAAAAGAAACTTTAGAAGAATTTATTCATAAGATGGATAGAGAGCCTAGTCAATTTAAGTTGTTAAATTATAATGGTGTAGTGCCATTATCTTTTGTTGGTAAATTTGAAAATTTAGAAGAAGATTTTAATTTCATAGCTGATAAAATAAAGATTAAAGAAAGATACAAAGATTTGCCTAAATTATTTAAGGCAGTAAATAACGGAAATTATAAAGAACAAATTAATAATGAGTTAAAAGCTATCATAGATGAAAAACATCATGATGATTTTATAAAATTTAATTATAAAAAGGAGTTATAACATGTGGTTAAGCGCAATTAAATTAGCAGTAAATGCAGGATCAAAAATTTATGCTAATAAACAAAGAACAAAAATGGCTATGTCAGATGCACAATTAATGCATGCATCTAAAATGGCTAATGGTGAAGAAGCCTATCAAGGAAAACTTTTAGAATCAAGAAATTCAGATTGGAAAGATGAGGCAGTTTTAATAATGCTCAGTTTACCAATAGCAATTTTGGCCTGGGCAGTGATCAGTGATGATCCAACTGCTATGGATAAAGTTAAACTTTTCTTTGAGATGTTTTCAGAACTTCCTAAATGGTTTACAAATTTATGGATTCTAGTAGTAGCAAGTATTTATGGTATCAAAGGTACACAAATATTTAAAGGTACTGGTGGTAAAAAATAATGGCTAAGAATACAGCATTACAAAAAATAGAATCTCATGAAAAACTATGTAGAATAATGCAGAAAGAAACCAACAGAAAAATAGATGGTTTAAAAGCACAAATGTGTAGAAATGAAAAAGCTGTACTTGGTATGATCGGAATGGTTGTGTTAGGTATGGGAACAATAATAATAGAGTTATTTGGGAGAATATAATGGATAGATTTATATCTAATATGTTTGGTGCTTTAGATAATGCAATATCATTTATAGAAACTTATGCAATTAAGTTAACTACTTGGTGTTGGCATTCTAGAGTTAAAATATTAAAAAACAAAAGAAAGAAATAATGGAGAAGCAAATGGATTATAGATTTACGGCTATACTTATAATCATGATGTGTTTGCTAGCTTTATTTGGAGGACCTACAAGATGAAAATATCTGATAACACATCAGTAGCAATGCCTATTAAAAATATGATAGGTATTGTTGTAGGAATTTCAATGGGAATTTTTGCTTATACTGAATTAACAGCAAGACTTACAAGCTTAGAGACATCAAGAGAATTATTTCAAGCTGACTTATTAAAAAAATCTGAACAAAAACCTACAGACCAAGAACAATTTATGTTGATTGAAGGTTTGTTTGAAGATGTTGAGAAGTTAATTAAAAATCAAGAACAAAATATGACTAATAAAGTTAATATAGAATTTCTTAAATCCCAATTAGAAAAAGCTTTAGATGATGTTGAAGAACTAAAAGATAAAGTAAGAGCAAATGGGAATGGACAATAATTATGACTGAAATAGTAATAGCCTTATTAATGATCGTTAATGGGGAAATAAAAGAGCATAGAATACAAGATTCAATGTCTAATTGTTTAAAGGCAAAGAGAATTGCCATGAGGTCAGGCACAAGTCGTATAGAATATCAATGCATTAAATCTAATGCAGAAACAGAAATATATTTAGGTGAAAAATCTATAGTAAAATTAATTTTAAAATAAACATACAAGTGTGGCGGGTAAAACCGCCTACACTTTATAATAAGTAATTAAATATACCGGCTATTAAAAATAATAAGCCTGTACCATTCAATACAACTAATGCTAAATCCTTAGCAAGTATACCCACCCAAAACCAACCTAACACACCTACAAATTGCAGATACATAGTATATGGAAATAGATTTAAAGAAATAAATGCCATTGCAATAATAAGTACTATTGAAGATGTCCATTTAATTTTTAATATTAATTTATAGTTAGTCATAAGTCCTTTCAAAATTTAGTGAGCCTTTTAAACAGGTTGCTCAGCTGCTTCGGTTTTCTAATACTGATGTAGGCTTGAGAGAGGATCGCCTATTATATCATCCTTGTATCATTGTCTGTTAGCTGCTTGCCATATCTGGTCTTACATACATTATCTAACTTCTAACCGAAACTGGTTATAACACTTCTTTAAAAGCCAAATTACTTTCATTATAATTTAGTCTTCCAGAAGCGACATCATAAGTTGCTTGTCCACACATACCGGTATCACCAGAAAATCGAGACTTAAGAACTGCAAACTTAACTACATTTCTTTCACTCGGCTCAGGCGCCATCATGTTTCTAGCAAATCCTATTATGTCAAAACTTATTTGCTTAATAGATCCAGATCCTTTAATAGAATCAAGGTTAGGCATAATACCTTCCTCAAAACTTTTACCTTCACCAGAACTTTTTCTTAAGTGAGATATTAAAGTTAAATGAATGTTGTAACGTTTTGTGATCTTTAATAAAGAACTCATAACCTTATCAACGGCTTCATTACCTGTAGCACCATCAATACCTTCACTTACAGCTATTGTAATGTGATCAAGAATTAAATATTGACAACCTAAAGCTGCTAAGTATTCAATCCTATCTAACAAAGAAGTATCAGCTACAGATCCTTGATGATCTAAAAGAATTAATCTTTCATCACCAAATACTTTTTCATAACCTTTACGTGCTTCTTCTTCAGTAGCATCATTAGGCATTCTAATATTTTTATTAATAGACATACCAATAAGCTTAGTAGCAGTATCACCAATAGATTCCTCTAATGATATTAATCCTACCTTAGCTTCAGTTTTATCTAATAAGTTTAGTATTGTTTCTTTAACAACAGTAGACTTTCCAGATCCAGTACCAGATGTAAATAAAGTAATCTCACCTAATCTCATACCAAACAACTTATCATTTAAACCTTTTAAACAATTAGGATAAGGTACAGATTTAACTGTAGATCTTTCTTTAAAAGCATCCCAGATTTTTTCACCACTAACAAAGTTATCCGGTTTGTAAACCTTAGCACCCCATACATGAGATAGATATGCATCTGATTGCTCTTTACATAAAGCATCGTTAGCATCTTTATACATACTATTAACAATGTGTGCTTTACCTGGTTTAATTACATGTGCTACATCGTTTGCAGCAGCAGTTCCTGGTTCATCATTATCAAATGCTAAAAATACTTTGTCATATTTATTAACAAAGTCAAGATTAGATGCAATATTTCTTCTGGCACTTTGTGCACCATTGACAATACTAACAACATCAAACTGTGCTTTAGCTTTAGTTAACATTTCAATTATAGATAAACAATCTATTTCACCTTCAGTAATAACAAGGTTTTTATATCTACCACAATTAACTTGATTAAATAGTTCAGGTACTTCAGCTTTACCTACAACTCTAAAGTCTTTAGTTGCTACTATTCTTTTCTTATAAGCTTTAATCTTTTTATTAATTGTAATTGGATAAAAATGGCTCATAACATTTCTGTCTTGATCATATTCAACTTTAACTCCAGCATCATATAAAACTTTTTTAGATATGTTTCTAATAGGTTCTACAGGAAGCAATGCAATTTCTTCTAAGCTTAATTGTGTTTGTACTACATTAAACTCAGGTATTGTTTCATGGCTTCCGGCTTGTGTGCTAGCTTTGCAACTAAAGCAATATGTACTTCCATCAGAATATACTGCGTTAGCATCAGAACTCGAGCATGAGCTGCAACTGCTGTGTTTTATGAATGTGTTTTTTGTCATTGTTATTTACCTCTCTTTTATATTTATTATTAATCCATCTTGCAAACCTAATTAAATCCGGTCCGTGTGCATTTGACATCATTCTATTAGCTAATAGCGATACAAATTCTACATTGCCTTTTATATAACCTTTGCTTGGATTAATTCTATCTAGGCTAGGTGATATATTAGTTGCGTGTATTTTTCCCGGTGTCATAACATAACCTAATATAGGGCATATAAAATTCTTAGGAAAAATATCTTGTAAGTATTTAGTTTCTATATTAAATTCTAAATTTTTCTTTATAGATCTTCGCCTAGCATCTTTATATATGCTATTACAAATAGTTTTTATATTATACATTTTTAATATACCCTTTCCAAAAGTTAATAGTCCACTTATCATTTATATCTTTTAATAAATATAGCATCTTACCCATCACTTCTAATCTATTTTTATAACCTATTTTGTAATGAGTTTTATAAGCAGCAATAATTGCTTCAAATTGTTCTTTAATAGTTTTGTTTTCTAATATTTTTGAAGCTTTAACTTTACCTATACCTTCAATACCTGGAATATTATCAACGTTATCTCCTGTTAATAATTGTTCATGAAAGAATTCAATAGATTCTTTTTTTGATACAGTAATTAAATTGTTATGCATTAAGTTATAAAACAATCCACCTATATTTTTTAAATCTTTGTCAATTGTAATTAACATATATAGTTGGTTTATTTTTATATAACCAGTAGCTTCAATAGAAATTGTATCATCAGCTTCTAATCCATCTTGCATTATAGGTTTGTAAGTTTTAATTACATAATCTTTTAATGCTCTAAACTGAGGTGGCTTTTCTTTTCTTTGGCCCTTATAAACAGTATAAGGTTGTTCTATTTCTTTTCTAAAGTTACCAGTACCTGATACGTGTAATGTATACTCATCACATGCTGTATCAATTTTAATTTGTTTCATTATACCATTAAAAGCATCTTCTGGCTTAATCTTATCTTTTTCAGATTTATGTATAGCTCTGTAAATTAATACATCACCATCAATTAATCCTATCATTTTATTTTTATTCATTTTTATATCTTTCTATAATTTTGCTGGGCTAACGTTTATCATTAGCCCGTTATTTATTTAGTGACAATCATTCCACGTTTGACCGTGCTTTGCATCTCCACCCATTTGAATATTAAGTTCTAATTTCTTAGTAATATATTCTCCAAATGAGTATTGTAGTATTGCCTTAACTCTTTCAACATTTTCAGGTTTAGTTTGTACTTGGACTTCATCATGTATCAAACCTAAAATATCAACTTCAATATTTTCTTCTTTAAACATTTTAAAAGCATTAACTACAGCGGTCTTAACTGTAATTGCTTCAAACGATTGTAGAAGATAATTTAAAAGTTTAAATGAAGATTCAGCATATATCTTACGTCCATCTAAAGCAGGTATAAATCCATAACCTGTTTTGTTTTGTGTTGTGTAAAAGAAATTATTTAACTTAGCAATAAGTTCCTTAAGACCTGGCAAAGCTTCATAAAGTTTACTCTTAACTTCTTTACCCTTATCAAGATCTTCAACACCTGTAACCATCTTACCAAGTTTACGTACACCAGCGCCAAATATAGAAGCATATAAGACCCCTTTTGCTAAAGGTCTTGGTATTCCCATTGTTGTTGCATTGTGTTGATGTATGTCTCCTTTTAAAATATGATCATTAACATCTTTATTATTTAAATAATGTGCTAATGCTCTTATTTGATTACCACTTGAATCACAACCAATCATAACTTTGCCTTCGTCAGCAATAAAGAGTTCACGCATCTCAGATCCAAAAAATGATTTGGCTCCAGGCACGTTAACAATTTTACTATGTCTTTGTCTAAAAGTTGGTGTACCAATATTAAAAGGTTCAACATAAACTCTATTATTATTTTCTTCAGCTAATTCAATCCAACCCTTAAGTACAGAGTGTCTTGATCTTAAACTGTAATAATAGATTATCTTTTTACCTAATTCACTTACAACTTTAGTTAAACTGTCAGGAGTAATTTTAGGTTCTCCGTTTGGAGTAAACTGTGAAGGTTCCCATCCGTTATCAAGTAATAAACCTCTAACCATATCCATGTTACCTAGATTTGCTTCAGTCATTTTAAATCTTTGAAACAATTTATTAGGCTTCCACTTATCAGTATCAGTTTGTTTTATTTCAGTACCTAAAAATTCAGATAACATTCTTGCACTCACTGCAGAAAGTCTGCCATCTTGTAGGTACTTAGCTTTCTTAGGTTCCTTATCAATTAAAACTTTTCTAGGTTTTAATGTAGGATTAATTTCATCTTCAATAACTGTCATTTCTGAAGTTAAATATTCATAATGCTTTTTAGCTAATACAGTATTAAACTTCCATTTGTATTTAACTTGATTAGCACATATCTCAGCAATATCATGTTCAGTTTTTA